TCGATGTGCATAGTATTGCCAATCATTGATTTGCACCCTACCGTAACCATCTTGATTTTTGTAACCTAGCCAATTCCAACATTCATCTTCGCCTTTCTTTTCTACCTTGTTCCACAAAACTTCTGGTGTGTTTGCTGGTCTGCCAGAAGCCTTTGCAACAGTTCCGTTTTTTACTCTTTCGTAATGTGCTTTTGCATATTCACGCTGTTTCAATCTCTTTGCTAACAGTTTGTCTAAATTGTCCATTTTTAACTCCTTTGTTGATGGAGTCTGAATGGTACATATTTCTACATTTCCTGTCAACTTGATAAAACCCTAGATGAAACCTCCGCTTAAAATCCAGCCCGCATCTTTGCTTTTATTCACAAGCAGCGCATCAGGATAACGTGACACTTGCAGCGGACTCATGTTTGTGCGCTTCAGAGTCGCTTTGGCTTGCCCCGCAAACGTCTGAATCATCGTTATTTGCGTTGGTGAGGCTTTGCCATACATGGGCATCAAACGCTCTGCTAAACACCATCTGAGAGCCATTGAGTAGCCTTGTGGCAGCTGTATGTCTTCATACATTGAGTCATAACGGCTAAACAAGGTATTTGCAAACAAGTGCATTTCGCCCTGGGAGGGGCTAGGCCAAATAAACAAGTTACCTGAGTCTGAGCCAGGGTTAAAGTAAACCGCCTTGGGCCACGGGCCACTTAGCGTCTTTAAACCAATCATTTGGTAATCTTGCAATGCCAACACCGACATTGGGTAATCCAAACCACCGCCTGTAATGGGTTGACCATTAGATGTGGTGTTAACCCTGACAAACGCTGAATCAATGCTCAAAGGCTTTTGGTAATAAGCCGTAATTGTTGTGGATGCAACGGTTTGGGGAATGTTGACCTGGTATGTGCCAACTTCGTTGATGTTGCCGCCCGCACCCGTCAAAAACTGAGTAATTTTTGTGCCTGATGCGATCCCAGTACCACTTAGGGTTTGCCCTTGAGCAACAGCGCCTGAAGCAATGGCAGTCACCGTGAGAATATTTCCCGCAATTGAGCCTGTAAAAGACGCACCGATAAAGTTCTGAGTCGATGGGTTAGGGCCAATCGTGTATTGGGTTTGTCCTGAAATGACGGGGCAAATGATTTCTGTGACATTGAAAACCATCATGTTTTCGTTTGACCATTGGTCAATAATGTCGTTCAGCATTTCAAACGCATCTAAAGCAGCGTCTGGAGTCGGAGTTTCACCAGCTTCTAATGCGCCAATGTCTTTTAGCGCTCGGCTAACAATGTCAAAAGGCACAGCCATAGTGTTTCCTTACATTTCCACGGTGAAAGTCTGAGGTTGCCAAGGAGGAGGCGTGAATTGGCTTTTGCTCAGAGAATCTAATTGTTCTTGTAACCTTGATTTTATTACGCAAACGCCATCCCGCATAGTCTCTTTTTCAATCCAACCAACAATCATTTCCTCTGTCACCTGGTCAAAAGGAATGGTTAGTTTGGGACTGTCAAATGTCCAATAACCCTCTGTCTCAACAGAAAGGTCATCTTCCTTTGCGGTCACATAATATTTGGCACAAAGAATCAAACCGTCTTGGGCTTGAGTTTCTGTGATTGACCATTGGCAGATCATGCTGACCAAGGAAGTGGTGTGTTAGCGGGGCTGACAGGCGGTGTAATCATTGAGTCAATCTGTCCTTGAACACACGCTTGTGCGCTTGCAATAGCAGACTCAGGAATCCAACCAATCACGATTGCTTCTGTCAGGCTTGCATAAGGAGTTATTGCACCTTCTTGGTCAGCAGAGTTGAATTGAGTATTGCCACCGATAGAGGCAGTGTTAGTGCCATCTACGCCAGTGACTTCCCACAAAGCATTGACCACATAGTTAGGGTCAGGCTGTTGTAGGGTGTACATTGCTGTAATGCGGGTTGTAAATTGGGTCATGGCTTTCCTTTAATTAAGCTATTCCAGCGTCTGCTAGGCGTTTACGGAGTGATTGAATTTCAGCAACAAGGTCTGCAATGACTTCAGAAGTACCAGCTTGCATCGCTTGATAAACAGGATTTCCATTTGCATCCACAGCGTCTTTTTCACCAGTAACGCTGTCTGCATAAACCTCTTGAAACTTGTGGGCCAAGAAGCCACGACTGCGTGAGCCATTAGAATTCCATGTGTATTCAATAGGCTCAAGGGCATCAATTCGTGCGCCTTGTTCTGTAACTGCACCAACAACAGTTTTTAATCGATAGTCTGAAGTTGTGTTAAATAACGTGACTGTTCCACTGTAAGTAATTGAACCTACAGTTGTACCACCACCAGCAGTTCCAACATTAAATGCGACAAGATTTGCCGCTGTTCCAGTTGAGTTTGCTGAGTTTTGAACAACCAATCCGTTTTGTGCGCTATCTGTGCAATTTGTCCAAATAGTGTTTTGAGTGCTTGATATGGAAATACCATTTCCAGCGTATGCGCTAGTTACGCCACCCAATAAAAATCTTCCACTACCATCAAAAATACCCCGTGGATTCCCATCCCCATCAGACAGCACGATGTAGTTGCTTGCTGTGCGAATGTCTAGGCCACCTTGGTTGCCGTTGTAACCACCAAGAATGGTGTTCTTAGAGCCAGTGGTCATCAACTCACCACAACCATAGTTTGCAACACCCGGAATGTTGGATATAGCTCCTACAAAAGTATTGCGCTCTCCTGTTGAGTTATATCCAGCCCTTGCGCCAAGGATGGTGTTGAAATTATTTATCTGAGAATACCCTGCTAAAAAACCCAAAAATGTGTTTCTATCACCAGTTTGATTTGTATACCCTGACTGATAACCTACAGCAGTGTTGTTAGGGCCTGTGGTGTTGGAGGTAAGCGCATCCCTGCCTACTGCCACATTGTTTACACCTGTACTTGTGACATACAAAGAATAAGCACCAAAAGCTGTATTTTCGCCACCAGTTGATAAACTTAATGAACGATAACCAACTGCGGTGTTATTATTACCAGTAGAGTTAGTTGCTAAAGCGCCATTTCCAAGTGCTGTATTTATGCTACCAGTAGTGTTTAATTGACCAGCCGCCCTACCTAAAGCAGCATCTTGACCGCCAACAAAAGTATTGTATGCGCCTGAAGTGTTTGATGAGCCAGCACTAACACCTAAAACTGTGTTGCTAACAACAGCACCCGCACCACGACCAACTGTTAAGCCCTGAATGGTTGCGTCTGCTGTGCTTGATAGTGTTCCTGTGACTGCAAGACCAGCGGAGGTTGCGGATGCGATAACATTAGAATTTACTTGCAGTTCGGATTTAGTTGTTCCGTTAATGCCAGAATATGTACCATCAAATTTTGCGAAAAATGCGTAATTTGCTGCGGTTGCAGTTACATTCTCTGGGTAAATTGTTCCAAAACCGGATGCCGCCCCAGCCGATCCGTTAAGCAATTTAAGACCCGCTGTTGTCGTTGTTCCCGTTCCCGTGCTGATAGATGTGCTTGCAGTCAGCGTAGTAAATGCACCAGTGTTAGGTGTAGTTGAACCAATAGCAGGGGGGCTTACTAAACTAAGCGTACCGCCTAATGTCAAATTGCCTGATGTTGTGACTGTGCCTGTTAGTGTCAAGCCATTGACTGTGCCTGTACCGCCAACGCTAGTCACCGTACCCAAGGGGTTTGTTCCCCAAGAAGTATTAGTCCCGTCAGTTGTCAGATATTTGCCTGATTGTCCTGATTGGCTAGGCGCTAAAGCATTAAACGCAGCTGTTGCAGTTATCTGCCCCGTACCGCCACCCGCAATCCCCAATGTACCAAATGCCAACACTCCGCTGCCATTGGTTGTCCAGGTCTGCCCGCTTGTGCCATCAGCGCTTGGAAGGGTAAAGTTAATGGTAGATGCGATATTTGGGCCAATGATATTGACCGCACCGCCTAGTGTTGCTTGAAAGACTAAAGTTCCCATGATGTTTCCTTACGGTGCAATGATTAGCTGAGAGGCGGTTAGTGCGCCTGTGCTTGGGTTGTATTTTAACTTTGTGGATGAAACCGTGATAGGCAAATTACCCGTTGTATTACTTACAAATGTTGGGTAATAGGTTGCCGCAGTCGTTGTGTTATCGGTCACAGCCACATTCGTTGCGTTTGTTGCACTTGTTGCGCTTGTTGCGGTTGTCGCATTTCCCGACAAATCACCCACAAAGGTTGTCGATGTGACAGAAGTTAAGCCCGCCAAAGTGGTAGATGACGCACCCAAAGCCACGGCAGTTGAGCCAATGGTGACGCTAGAGTTAACCAGGGCAGCGTTTGGAATGCTTGTCAAAGCCGCCCCTGAACCGCTAAACCCTGTGGCGATCAGAATGCCCGTAGACGGGTTAAATTGGTAC